TCTGCGCGGTCGCGGTTTCGCTGGCGACGGAGTTCCCGCGGAGAATGTCAGAGACGCCGGTGATTTCGTAGATGACCTGCTTGCACTGTTCGCGCTGGAGGTAGAGCGCCTGCACCACCTGCGCCACTTCGTTCAGCGGCATGAGGTAGATCAGCTTATCCACCCCCATCCCATCCGGCATTGACTGGAGGTTGGTCAGCGGGATAAGCTGGTTATCCTCGGCCTTTAATACCTTGTCAATGTCTTCAACAGTTGAATTATAGAACCCGCGAATACGCAGCCCGTCAATAAGGTTCTTCAGTCGAACAGTGATTTTGTTCAATTCCACCGCTTGCGATTGGTATTGCATATAGAGGGGGGTTGGAACAAGCGTCGAGATCTTCCGCATAAAATTCAACGGCTTCGGCACTGGGAAAAAACCGGAGAGTTTCAGCGGATCGGGGATTGGCTCCTTGAGAAACCCATTTCGCATATTTGGGGAGACGAAAATAACCTCCCCATTATTCTTGTCCCAGACCTCATAAACTTTCGCCAGCTTCACCCCCTCCAGTTCGGATTTCTTATCCGACGATCCAGGTTCACTGTCGTCGCGGGCAGAAGTGTATTCAAACTGCGCAGCCGTATCGGGGAAGGCTTCTTTCACCTCCTCCGGCGTCATATCCCATTCGAGGGAAAGCCAGGGCACTTTTTTCCAAGTCCGAGCGAAGCCGTGGAGGATCTTGTCCCACCGCACAGCCTCGCCATAAACACATTCCGCGGAGACACTTTCTCCCGCTTCGGTTTGTTCGAGGTGCGGAACATACTTGAAACGGGTCAGCCCGCGGTTGGTGACGAGGGTTTCCAGAATGGCGGGCTGCATCAACTCGTCAAAGCTGTCATATTCCGCGTTTTCGGCTTCGATGAGATACTTGAGCAGGCGAGTGGAAACGTCTGCAGCGGCCTTGCCCACCGGGTCAGCGTCCTTAAACCGGCGCTCGACGATCGGAATTGGCCTGGCGTTGTAGATGGCCGGCTGCATCGTTTCGGTGTTGGAGTAGAGGATTGAAAAGGGTTCTTTCGCCCCTTCCTGTGCTTCATACAGCCGAACGCAGTGATTGCCGTCTTTTCGATAGTCCTTTTCCCGCTTCAGCGCGTCGTCAATCCTCGCCATCCAGGCACGATAGAGCTTTTCGCTGCCAAACTTCGCGGGGGAGACTTCACCAGCCATTTTCAAGTTCCTTCTGCCGCCGCATTTTGGTATTCTTTGCGACGAGTTGGTCAAAGGTCATTTCATGCGGAAGCTGCGTGAATGTCAAGCCGGGAGTGGAAAGTGCGCCCGCGGGTTTCCAAATTCTCGACATACAAGCATAGCGGAGTTCGTCAGCTGCGTGGTCTTCGGCTTCGGTGTCGAGATCTTCGACATCTTTGTCGTCGTGCTGGAGTGTCGGGAGAGTGCGAATTGTATCCTCACAGCTATCACCAATGTAAAGCATTGGGACTCCGTTTTCCCCGACCAACCGATGACGAATTTGCTCCCAGCCCGGCGACCGCTTATTATCCGCCGCCCGCCAACTGCACCGATACATCAGCTCGTTGATCGACGGCCCGCCGTTTCTGATAAAGATCGACGGATCAGCAACAGCATACCGAATGCGCTCACCTTTCTCCATCCGCAAAATCCCGTCAGCTACATCACTGGCGGTCATTTTCAGCCCTTGGTTCGGGCCTTTTGCCCCATACCATTCTCGATATTTGAAAATTGCACCGGAGGGCATACCTCCCCAAAGTCCGTCACAGATAGCATACCACCCAACAGAAAAAGGTCTTGCAGACCCCCAATCAAAGGCACGGAAACGAATAGTTTGCGGTGTTGCTTGCAGAATAAGAGACGAGGGGCGAACGTGAGCTTCTTCCGAGAACTCGTCAAAGAAAGCGCCGTCCACAATATCCCAATTTCCCTCCAGCCACGCTTTGACCAGAGCTTCGGAACCAGACTGGCGAAGGCGGAGAACGTAGGTCGGGTCGTTTCGGAGGAGCAGCATGTTGTCGCCGAGCTTGCTGGGGATGAACACCCGATCAAGCGAGACAATGCGCTTGACGCCATCGACAATGATTTCTTCGTCTTCGGTGATTACCTGATAACCTGCGGGATTGGGCTCGATGTAGCGCTTTTTGACCCAATTATGCCCAGGGCCGCCAGGGTTGCCAGTAAGACGCATCCCGACAGGAACACCAGCGCCAGAGCGGAGAGTAGCTCGTAGTTTGTCGAGCGGGCCGGAGGAGGGGAAGTTGGTGACTTCTTCGACATACAAGCGGGTGTAGTTGTGGCCCTGGTATTCCTCGGCATCGGAGTCCCTTTCGAGGTAGGCGAATTTCAGTCGCGCCCCGCCGGGCATGACCCATTCTTTCCGCTGCTCGTGGTATTTGGCTCCGAGCTTGGGGAAGATTTGTTTGGTGCGGGCGATGACTTCAGCGAGCTGGATCAGCTTCCGGCGGACGAACAGGCCGATCGCGTGCTCGCCGTATGTTGATGAGTGCTGGAGCCAATCGCCAATCGAAGACTCAGTCTTTCCCCCTCCCCGCGCACCGCCGTAGAAGACCTCGAAAACCGGACACTGGAGAAGTGCGGTTTGCGGGCCTTCTTGCGGCGACCAGACGATGGTTTGAAGGTCGTCAGCCACGCGGCGACCAGCCGATCATGAGCAGCATGACCCCAGCAAAAGCGGCGATTATCCCGGCGAGGTAGATCATCAGGTTATCCGAAGAAAAAGGGGAATTGGGGGAAGTCGTGCGCTACGCACCCGCTGATCATCCGTTAATATCCAACCCACCAGCCGGCTCAACCGCCCGCGGGATCTCCAGCACTTTCTTCGGTGCATACGCTTCCGCCCATTCCGCCGCTGTCGCCACTTTTCCGGGCATCTGCACGACGAAGTTATTAACCTGCTTCGGCCCGTTATCCCGCGCACCAAAGCCCAGGGCTTTACTGGTAATGTCCAGCGCTTTCAGCGCCAAATCCGCATTACTTGTCGCCGACAATTTCTCCGCAATCACATCCAGCGACTGAATCGCCACTCCGCGCATCCGGCTTTCAATCGCTTCGATAATCCCAGGATCGACCAGCTCCGACTTTCGCTCTGCCAGCCTTGCCTGAAAAGCATTGCTGCCATAAATCCGCGAAATCCAGGGTTCGGTATAACCAAAAACTGCTGCAATCTCTTTCTGCGAAATCGACGGGTTGGTGATGATCAGATCAATCATCGCATCATGGCTATACCTCACCTTCGCAATCCGCGAATAGTTCTGCGAGTAGCCTTTTTCTTCTGCTGTCGGCATCGGAGCTGCCCCTTTCTCCAGCATTAGTAGCAAATCGGGGGCGGGGTGTCAATGGGAGTCGGAAAAAGGGCGCGGGCAGAGGAATAGTAGTTTTCCCACGGAGATTCGTTTTTGTTTTTCCGCGGGGATTGGAAATGCCTGACCGGGGGGATAGGTGGATATGCCAGTTAATATCCGCCCTCGTTAACCCCCCTCTCCGGGTCTTACCACCCCCCCTCTTTCTAAGCCATTAGCCGTTGCCTGCCCGCCGATTAAGTGTTCAATCGACGCGTTCAATAATAAAGGTAGTAGTTATGGATTATTCCGCCTTGACACGGTTTCGGGGAATAGGGGTTGACATTCAGTCGATTAACCTAATTGGCGAAACGACTCGGGTTAGTTTTGGTTAGGTAATTTTGTTGCTTGGCCCTAGATAGCCCGACGTTGGCTTGTGGCGGGGAGAATTATTTTCGGGGGTGTAGTGCCCCAAACTGGTCAAGGCGTTCACGGGGCAACGTCGGGCGTTTTGGGGGTATAAGGTTTTAACCAATTTGGTAACTGAGCGGCAATCAAATCAGGTTGGCACGAATCTTGCAACGCGCGCGGGCGGGCGCGCAGCGGATATGGCCGGGCAATGCGGGGTGGTGGTGGCCGGGGATTAGTGCAACGGGGCGACCAGCCGATGATCGGGCAGTGGGGTGGCGCGGGGGTGGCGCAATCCGGGGATTAGTGCAACGGAGCCGCGTCTGTCCGGAAAATGGGGCAAAGCAATAATGTTGCGCCAAACACCCTATCTACGTTCTAATATTTTTTTTTGAGATTAGAACCAGCACGATTATTGTAAGATGGGTAGGGAAGGGGGGGTGGCAGAAATCCGGGGATAACGCCACCCCTATGCCACCCTATCGCCACCCCCGGCCATATCACCCGATGATCGGGGGCAATCGGCATAGAGGGATTGGGGGGCGGGGGGAATAGGGGCAAAATAGGGGCGCTAGGGGGTTTCTAGCGCCATTTGCCACATGGTATGGGGGGTAGCGGCACCCCATGCCGGTTTTCGCGTCCTACGGCCATCGTCGGGGGTTTTGGCACAAACGGGGAACACCGAGGATAAAAAAAACCCCCGGCGCGATGGCCGGGGGCGATGACTGCCGGGGATGATCGGGGGCGGGTTACTGGTGGCGGACATCCCCCACGCCAATCGGGGGCGATAGCGGCGCGGGGTTGTGGATGGCCAGCCATGCTGTGCAATCGGCGATCATCGCCGCGTAGTCGCGGCGCGGGGGGTTGTCAGTCCATTGCGCGACACGGACGGTTAGATCGGATTTCCGCAATCCACGAATTTTCATTCCGGCGGACATAATGCGGCATTGGCCGCGTAGCTGTGCGACGCGGAAAATATCGATATTTTCGGGGGCGATTAGGCTGGGCATGGCGGACTCCCTAATTAGACAAAAAACCGGGGGGATTGTTCCCCCCGGTCAGGTGTTAGTCGATTATCGCGGCGGGTGTCAATCCCGCCAAAACAATCGCCAAAACAACGGGCGATAAGTCGGAGCGGGGGTTTGACGTTGCGGTTTTGGCGCAACGTCAAAATTGATCGTTGGAAACTGGCGCAACGCCCGATCGCCGAAGTTTTCGGCCCTGATGATCGGCAATAATTCGGCATGAGTTAACCGGGGGCGTTGGCGCATTAAATTATTCAAAACACTAGGCATAAAGCGGACTCCCTAGATAGAAAAATGCCGGGGCAAATTGTTGCCCCGGCATGGTAGGTAACAACGAATTGCGGGGGTGTCAATCCGCCCAGTGCAGCCCAGTGGCGTCGCAATCTAAATGCGGAAAAACCCGCTAGGGATTGCCTAGCGGGTTTTTCTGCCCGATTGCAATAGGCGTCAACCGATACCCAGTGCCGACAACATTGCGCCCGTATCGACCGACGAAGTTTTCGGCGCGGGGCGCAATTCGGCCATAATCGCGGCGATGGCCGGCTCCCGGCGCAATGCCAACTGTTCCGCGCGAGTTTTCGCGTCATAAATCGCGCGAGTTTTCGCGGCCATATCATCGGGGATCGGCAGCTTCTGGGCGGTAGCGGCATTGACCAGAAACTGGTGAAACGCCCGATAGATAATGCCCGAAACAGGAGCCGAGCCATCGCCCGACGACCGCTGCGACCAGTCACCCGCAATCAATGCGTCGGCAACGTCCTGCATCGCGGCCATTTTGTCAGCGGGGGCGGCGGGCAGCCCGTCGTCGTTCAGCGACATTGCCGCCGCGTCGGCAATTTTCTGTTTCAGCCCATGCATCATTGCCGCCGCGCGGATATCCGCCGACAATGCCGCCGCGTTGACGGTGAATGAACCAGCGCCCGTGACGTTAAATGTCATAACCTCCCCGTCAATGACGGTGGTAATGACGCGGGCGCGTTTCGTTTCGACTTTCGTTTCTTTTGCCATGATAGTGACTCCCTACATATCGCCCCATTAGTGGCCGGGATTGGCGGGGGCGATGGCCCCTAGTGTCATGGCCAGCCGATAGTGTCAATATACCCCCGGCAATATATTTTCATATACCCTAGGCCAATCGCCCGCCCGCCCCCCGTGTGACCGATGACGGCGACTGGGCATTGGGGGCGGCATGGCATATTGACAACGCGTGACACGCGCACGCGCGCGTGTAGCAAAAACCGTGCCAACCGACGACCGGCTGACGATTGATTGCCGATTGTTAATGTCGATATCCGGTTGCACTAATCCTAAATGGCCGATAGGATGGCCAATCGCCGGGGATGATCGCGGCGATAATTTGGGGACTTAACCGATGAAAATCTATAAGTGGTATTTCGGGGCTTCTGAAGGCATTTGCCGATCAACCGAAGCCGCAATGAAAGAAAAATCAATGCAATACGCCCGCTCCTGCCTGGCAAAAGGTATCCCACTTTCGGAAATTAAGGCTTGTTATACCCCCGTGCAAATGCGCCAACCTCCAGTATCGATGTAAGGACGAAACCCGCTTCAGCGGGTCATCCGGTAACGCCGGGTCTGATGAGTCCATCAGTTACTGCTATTAGGGAGCCGATCACGCCAACCCCGCACAACCAGCGTAAAACCCCCGGCACACAGGGGGTAAAACTCAACGCCGATGAAGAAGATGCTATTCGCCTAATCTGCCCAGCGGTCTATCGTCAATTTGTCTTATACGACTCACCATCAAAAGTCGCCCTGCAGTCAAAAGCGCTCGAAATAACCGAAGCCCGGCTGGTCGAATTGATCGAACGGCACAAGGAAAAACAAGCCCGCCACACGACCCAGCTCTACGGCCCCAATCACCCGCAGTCTTGGGAAAACCTCTATTCCCCCGCAATCAAAATGCTGCGGGAAATGGGGATTGCGAAGTAAGGACGAAACGGGCAGCGGTATTGCCCGTCCAGTGGTATTTTCCACTGCTGATGAGTCCAAACACAGGGAGATAGCACAATGACCACCTTTCGCGCAGTTCTGATAAAGACAGAAAACAATACGGGCAAGACAACCGGCGAAGTCGTCACGTCGGTTCTCAAGACCGTCGGGCCATGGCAACAGACTTTGATCGGCGCGATCGAAGCTTGCAAGGCAACGTGGAAACGGGATTTTCCGCAGACCAACTACCGCGAAGCCCAGGATTTTTTCTGGTAGTCCAGCGATGATCTTACCCAAAGCCACCACGTTCAATAAAAGCGAAACCGGCGTCAGCCGGTCGGTCGGTATCGCCGGCCCTGATGAGCTTAATCGTCGGTTTTCCACCAGGAGTCAATTTAATGGCTAAGAATATCGCAAAGTCAAAAGGCAACACCGCCCGTCGCTCGGCGCAACGCAATAAAGGGCTGCCCGGCGGAGTCGTCAATCTTCACGGGAAGAACACCTTGCCCAGCCTCGAAAAGATGCTGGCCAATTCCACTTCTCTCTCCGACCTCGTTCGCAAACTTCGCCTTGCCCGGCGTTGGAAAGTCTTGCCAAAAGCAGCAACCGGGCGGGGGATGGAATAATGAAGACTTATTGGGGCGCCCGTATCCGCCGGGCTGATTCCAAATTCATTCGCCTTCTCCGCAGCCTGCCCGTCACATATCGCTATGTCTGGGCAGTTCGCATTGGCAATGACTGGACAACCTACTGCGTCATCGCCCGCCACAATCCATACTCCGCGCGCGGAAAGGCCCGGCAGTATGATCTGACAAATCCGCTTGTTTGATTGGAAGGAAATCACTATGCCCCGTCCTCTCTACCGCATCGCCGCTGACATTCGCGCAGACTGGCAACCGCTCTCCCCGCACGCCAGACCCTACATCATGGCGATGGGGGAGCTCGTCAACATCCACGACAGTTATGGCGCTGATTCGGCCAAATCAATCGTCCTCTACTTCCTCTCCAACGCCGGGACATGGAAAGGGCAAACCGCCCGGACAATCAAGGCGGAATTGAAATCTCTTGCAGGAGTTCGTTAAATGACGGAAATCGTAATCAACAGCTGCTATGGCGGCTTCGGGCTTTCCGATACAGCAATTCTCGAAATGCGAAAACTCGCCGGACATTGGGGGATTACCCCGTCCCTCTCCGTCGAAGCGCGTTGGGAAAATTATTTCCCCTCCCGCGATGTCAGTCGTGACTCGCCGATCCTTATTGCCGCCGTCAAAGCAATCGGCGGGAAGAAAGCATCTGGCCCCGGCGCCAGTCTCAAAATCGTCACCATCCCTGACGATGTGAAGTGGCAGATCGAAGATTATGATGGACTGGAATGGGTGGCAGAAGCCCATCGGATTTGGGGTTAATAAAATGTCCAAGCCCAACACCCGCGAGGACGCAATCTTCCTCTCCCTCTGGCGGCGCGCGGGGCTTGACAACCCCCCGCCACCTATCACCCTCTCCAGCCATTCCCTGGCAATCTCCGTCCGGGCGAAACTTTTCCGCGTCATCAAGCCCTACCGCGCTGGTCGGCTCGAGGACGCCGAATTGCTGATGGCCGCGGAAAACTGGACAGTCGCCGTCAACGACTGCACAATCACCTTCGTCCGCAAAGTCACGCAAGCTGCAGCGGAAGAAATTGCCGCTCTGCTCGGCCTGACCGAAGCCGATATTATGTCGCCGGAAGAAAAAGCTTCCGCCGATCGAATGGCGGCGATGCTCAGCAATCTTAAAGACAAGGAATAAAGCGATGAAAAAGGAAAACATTATCACGGGTAAACGAAGAGACAGTCTAACAGCCGAAGAAAAAAGGATATTGCGAAACGCTCTGCACACCGAAGCTTGTTTAAGCGGTAACTATACTGCAGGCACCGCTATTCGTGTTAAACTCGGCCTTGCCGCGCTTGCTTTTGAAAAGGAATAACTCCATGCCCTCCTGGACTGCCCCCGGCAAATCCCCTGCCCTCTTCCCCGCCGCCTATGCAGAGGCTGTGCAAACAGCTGCGCGCGAAGAAGGCCGAGAAATCCCTCTTCCTTTTTTCCACACTTCCCACGACGCTGCCCGCGCTCGAGCAGAAGATTTTCGCTATTGGCGGTTTTCCCTTAGACATTTCACTTCTGGTCGCGGGTATGAAGTGGAAATTACCAAGTCGATCAAGACCAAAATCATTCAAACGGATGACCTCTGGCGGGTTATGGTGATTGTGCGCCCGCGACTGGAACAGCTGCTCGCCGCACTCGATTAGGCGCGACTATCCCCGATCATACGGCCATCATGCCGCCCCCGGTGACGTATCGGGGGCGGCATTATTATACGCGGCGCGCGACATCGCCTATTGCACCGCCCCTCGCCCTATGCGACTATAAATAGGCCGTTCAAAACGGCCAAGGGCAACCCCGCCCCGCATCACCAGACACTGGAGACTTTTCAATGGCAACCGAAACTGTCCGAACCCCCATCACCATGACTGATGGCCGGGTCGTTGAATTTACCACCAAGCAAAAGCTCGTCAAGACCACTTCGATCGTCGATGGCGTCGTCAGCGTCCAGCTCGATTTCCGCAACGGCGCGACCCGCTCCTTCACCATCCCCGAAGCCATGATCCTGCAGTTCGCTGGTCACGGTGCCGAGCAGAAGCTCGGCGATGTCACCGCCGGTGAAGATACCGTCGAGGATGGCGTGGAAGCCCTCGATGATCTGATTGCCCGTCTCAACGCTGGCGAATGGTCGGTCAAGCGTCAGGCCGGTGCCTTCGCCGGTCAGTCCGTCCTCATCCAGGCCCTCTGCGAAGCGTCGGGCAAGCCGGTGGACGAAATCCGCGCTTACCTGTCCACCAAGACGGCGGCGGAAAAGACTGCCCTGCGCAAGACCAATGCCCTCGCGCCGATCATCGCCCGCATCGAAGCGGCGAAGCCGAAGAAGGTTTCCACCGTCGATACCGCCTCGCTGCTTGCTGATCTCGGCGTCGGCCCGGCAGTCAATCCGGACGAGGACACTTCGGATCCGACGGCTGCCGTCACCGGCAAGCGCGGCAAGTAATCCCGCCCCCTGGGATAGAGGAGCGAAGTTCCCCGTAGTCGGCTCCCCTGCGATGCGCTGAGCGTCGCTCCTCCGAAGCCCCTGGCAGCCAAGTGTTGCCGGGGGTTTTTGTTTGGGGGCTGAATAAACTATTTGCAATCCCCGCGGGAATATGCCACTATATCCCCACGGTCAATCACGACCGCTTATCGGGAGCCACCTTAATGACTGCACCAGCTATCGGTTTCGACGACTTCCTCGCTTCCCTCGACGCAGCAATTGCGCCCGTCACAGCGAAGACCAAGCTCGAAGCTCGCAAAGACACCATCGCCAAACAGATGAAAGACCGGAAAGTCAGCGAACGGGAAAAAGCCTCTCTCCGCGACGAACTCTCCGCTATCTCCACTCAGATCGAAGAAATGCGCTGGCAGACCAAAGCCAACGTCGCGCTGATGGTCTATCAATCTTGCGCGTGTGGGCAGACTCATACATTCTTCGAACATCTCATGCGGCGACAGGTCACCGTCCAGCTCACCCCCAATTCGCCGAAGGTCGAACGCTGGCAACGGGTCGATCATCTACTGGCAGATTTCCCCAACGAAGTCATGTATCGCTTCCGTTCCGTTGCCCACTGTGCGACCTGCATCCCGCTGGCGGGATTCGACTTGGCAAATGGTAACGTCCGTATCGCCGACCAAGGCAATAACATCCACATCCCCCTGGCCGAGTTCATCGCCCAGATCAATGAGGATAAACTCTAATGCCCCGTCCCAAGCACATCGACCCGCCAGTCGAATTCGTCGTCTCCATGCCGAAGTCCATCTTCGACGAGATGCAGACGAAACTTCATTCCGAAGCCGTCAATCGTGTGCCAACTGGCCTGCGGTCAAAAGTCATCGCCCAACTCGTCCGTAACTGGATGGCCAACCAGAAGGGAAATTAAAATGCTTCAACCCGAAATCCTCACCCGCGCTCGAGAAGCGTTGATTAAAGCCAGCGACAATCTACCGGAAGGTTACATCAGTGACATTCGGGCCGGTGACTGGGATCATTCCGAAGGCATTGTTTCTTGCCTACACTTCGCCGAAGGGCTGAAGTTTCCACTTTCCTCAATCCAACCACCGACACCACGTTTGGCCGCTGCGCGGCAATGGGCAGCGGGGAGACTGGAATCAAATGGGCTTTCCGGCGAAGCTGCAGATGTATTGGCTGGGAAGATGGATTGGCAACCGCTGGTTGTAGCCTTCCTGGCCGGGGCAAGTGCATGACGCGGTGCAACGAGGAGGGAGAATGATGACGGAACCGATGGCTTTTCCAATGGGAAATCCGACGCACGGCGGCTATAACGGCATGACCTTGCGCGACTATTTTGCGAGGCAGATTATCGCGGCGATTATCACGAGCCGCGACGGGCATACGCCGACGGCATGGGCGCAGGCGGCTTACGACGTTACTGACGCCATGCTCGCCGCCCGCCAGGAGCCTTCCGCATGACCGCGCTCAACAAGGCGGGGCTGGTGGCGCTGGCAACGAACCGCGAGCGGGCGCAAGAGTTAGCCAAAACCATGCGATGCAACTGTGACCTTGATAACTGGGAGCCAGAGCGTTCGACCGGCCACAGTTGGGTTTGCCGTATCCACAAGGCCGCAATCGCAGCAGGCCAGCCATGACCGCGCCGACTTATGCCCAGATCGAGCAGGCAGAGCGCGACCTGTTGAGCTTGCGATGGGCCTATCTCAAGCGTTGGGGCTGGGAGCATACTTGCCACAACCCCGGCTCATATTGGCTTTGGCGGCGGGACTGGACTTCTGACGACGAAGCAGCACTGGCGCGCTGGCATGAACGAAACGCCAAGCGTGAAGCTGAGCGTATTGAGCACGGCCACCCCTACACACCGAATAGCCCAACTCCGCCGCAGCCTTACGGCATGGCATGTGTTCCAATGGACATTGCAATTCAGATGACGTTGCGGACGCTCGACGATCGGCCAGAACTAGGAGACTGTGATGACTGACGCCATGACGACGCCGATGAGTGATGAACTGATTCGCCGCTTGCGAACGCCGCATCGTCGAGCTGCCCGAATGATCGTGTTCGCATTCCTGGCAGCGCGGTTTGATCATGCACGAATTGACATCGAGCTCGACAACAAACCTGCCAATTTTGAAGATTTCGACAGAGGTTGGGCAACGGTTTCGGGCGTCGAGGTGCCCTTTCGCATCGTGATTCGACCCGACGCGCTACGCGGGTTGCGATTAGTCGGTTTCGCCTTTGTACGATCAGCGAAGCAGCTGAGCCCGGCCCAAAGATTGGGGCTGTCTCTCATCGCTGACAGCAGAATGGCGAGGCCGACCGCGTGATCGCGCGCCTGACCGAAGTCGATTGCGAGGAGGTGGCGTGACCCCTTTAGCGCACGCGATTATGGCCGAACTTGGTCAACCATTGAAGCGTCGTCGTTTCAACGACGTTGCGTCTGTGAGACCCAAAATGGAGGACTTCCACTGCTTTGAGGTTACCGCTGTCTATGATCTAGCGCTCGATCTGGCAAAACGGATGGCTCAAAGCGAAGTGCCTGATTTGGCCGCTTTCCTTCCTGCTCCGCGCACATGGCTGGAATTTGCCGATGAGACTGGCCGTGTTGGCCTGTTTTTAGAAAAGCGAAGCGCCGGCAAACAATGTCACATCACGGTCTGCGCCCGAAATGACGGTAGCTTTGGCTCAAGATCGGCGATAATGCTGAATCTGTATGGTGAGCGCCAAACAGTGTTGATCTCGAATGACACACCTCAGGTAACGCCAGTATTTGGGATGATCATCTTTGCATTTCTTGCCATGATAAACAGCCCGCGAGTTATCGGGCGGAAACAGCACGCTCCGCACGCAGGGCTGGAAAGAAATACCTCTGGCGGGAGTTCTGGCAGCTGAAAGAGGCCTTCCACGAAATCCGCCACAGCTACGCGATCACCACTCACCGATCGCAGGGATCATCCTACCTCAAAACTTTCGTTGATCGGGAGGATATTCTACTCAACCGCAATCGGCAGGAGGCTTTTCGGTCGCTGTATGTGACCTGCACGCGGGCGAGGGAAGAGCTGAATATCTGTTGATCGGCTGAAATTTCCATTTGACCGCATAATCCCGCGGGGTTACTATAATGTTTCCCCGCGGGCAATCAAGGAGCATCCCCCCGTATGTCAGTCACCCCCGAAATGCAGATGAAGATCGCCCGCTGGCGTCAATCCGCCATCGCCGGAACCCTCTCCGAAGAAGAGTGCAAGGAGGCCATCATCTTCCTCCGCGGCGAACGCCTCGCCGCAGCATCCGCCCCCGGCGCAGCTTCCCGCGCAAAAGCTGTTGTCACCCAACTCAACGCGAACGATATGCTGAAAGACCTCGGCATTTTGTAACCTTAACCAGGGAGCCATTATCATGGACGTTCACTGCCACACCCATACAATCCCCACTTCCGCCGGCCTGCGGGAGTTCGGCATCAGCGACGCCATTCGCCAGCCGTTTGTTACGCTCGATCTCCATCAACCACAGAGCCGTCTGTCGATCTTCATCAGCAACACACCGGAAGGTCGCGCACTCGCAAAGCAGATAATCGAGCTTCTCCAAGAAGCCTTCTTCACCCCGGTTAAGTCTGAAGCCGATTTGCCGGAATTCGCCAAGTGACCCGCCGCCCCTTCCCCATGGCGATCGACTCGACCATGCTCGCCGCTTTTCGCTCGTGCCCGCAAAAGATGTTTCGCCAATACATCGAGCACTGGAAACCCAAAACCGACTCTGTCCACCTAATCGCGGGAGGCGCATTTGCAACCGGAATTGAAGAAGCTCGTCGCGCCTACTATGAGCGAGGTGCAGACGCAGATACTGCTGTCGGAATTGGCCTTGGAGCACTGCTTCGTCACTACGGCGACTTTGAGTGCCCGCCCGACAGCGCAAAGTCTGCCGAACGCACTGCAGGCGCACTCGAATTTTATTTCGACAATTACCCCCTTGACAATGATCCTGCCGTGCCTCTCACTTTCGCTGACGGAAGCCGGGGCATTGAGTTCTCTTTTGCTCAACCTCTTCCAATCCCACACCCAGTCACGGGAGACCCTCTCCTTTATACGGGCCGCAGTGATATGCTTGCATCATTCGCTGGAGGAAATTTCGTATTCGACGAAAAGACCACCAGCTCCTTAGGTGCATCATGGGGTCGACAGTGGGATATGCGGAGCCAATTCACCGGCTATTGCTGGGCTGCTCAGCAGTTCAGCATCCCAATCTCTGGTGTCATCGTTCGCGGGGTGTCGATCCTCAAGACCAAATACGACACTCAGCAAGCCATCACCTACCGCAGCCAGTTTGAGATCGACCGCTGGCTCCATCAGGTCTGCCGCGATATTCAGCGCATGATCGCTTGTTGGGAAGAGGGTTATTGGGACTACTCCCTCGACCACGCTTGCACGGAGTATTCCGGCTGCGTCCTCACCAATGTCTGCAAATCCGCCGACCCGGAGTCCTGGTTGCCGATCTATTTCGACCAAAAAGTCTGGGATCCTCTTGCCCGCCGGGAGCTATCCATCGCCGAATACGACGCCGGGCTGACAGGGCAATGAGCGTGTTCTATTCCTTCTTTTTCCGTGGGGAATACTATGGACAAGGGGAAGTCACGCCATTACTCCTTGGCTGGCAACACTCCCCATCCTATTCCTTCCTCTGTCCAAGTTGTGGTGAGGTCTGGCTCAAGGCAAAAGCAGAAGTTCGGGTCGATACGATTTACTCCGCCAAGCGTTTCCAGGGCTTTCACGCAGTCTGCCCCTCGTGCCCGCCAGCTCCTTACGACATTCCCGGAGTTATCCCCAATCATGCCCCCAAGCTTCCTTGGTCAGTGGAGGTTCTCCGTCAGCAGGTTATTGCTCTCGCAGCAAACACTTCTGTTTGTCCGTGATTGTATCGGCCTGTTAATGCTGGTCTATTTCTTCATTTTCTTCTATTTCTCAGGAGTTCGTCCATGACTGAAACCTACACCCTCCCCGGCTTCAACACCCTTCTCATGGGCCCTTCCGGTTCCGGCAAAACCCACGCCCTCGGCACCCTTGTCGATACCGGCATCGAAGTTTTCGCTCTGTTCAACGAAGCCGGGATGGAGTCTCTCCTCGGTTACTGGACTGACCGCGGCAAGCCCATCCCCGCCAATCTTCATTGGCACAAACTCGCCGCGCCAAAAGCATCTTTTGGTGATCTGATCAAATCCGCCACTTCCATCAATACAATGAACCTCGAAGCCCTCGCCAAGATGTCCGATCCGCAGCGATCAAACCACAATCAATTCATCACTCTGCTGGAAGTCCTCAACAACTTTCCGGACGATCGGACTGGCGAAAAATTCGGCCCGGTTGATCAGTGGGATCAGTCCCGCGTCTTGGCCATCGACGGCATGACTGGCATCAACAACGCAGCGATGTCGCTGGTCATCGGCGGCAAGCCCGTTCGCAACCAGTCTGATTGGGGGGTGGCGCAGGGTATCATTCTCAACCTTCTCCGCAAGCTGACTGACAACTGCGTCTGCCATTTCGTCTTGATCGCCCACGTCGAGCGGGAAACTGATCAGGTGCTCGGCGGCATCAAGCTGTCTGTCTCAACATTGGGCAAGGCCATTGCCGGGCAAATCCCCGCCATGTTCTCCGATGTCATCCTGACCGTCCGCGAAGGTTCCGAATGGTATTGGGACACGGCCAACACCCAGGCCGATGTCAAGACCCGCAACCTTCCAATCGCCGGCAAGCAAAAGCCCAACTTCGCCACCATCGTCGGCAAGTGGCGGGCGCGCAATGGGCTGAAAGAAACCATTGACACGCCCGCCGCCGCCGCCTAACCTAATCATCCACCACCACCAACCGCAACCGAAAAGGACTCTCCGCATGAACATTTTTGAAGATATGGATGAAGCCGCTGTCTTAATCAGCACCCATTTTCCTGACGAGTCCGTTAGCATGGGCGTTGCCGCCAGCGTGTGCAGGGGCAAATACACCCCAGAGTGGCAAGCTTCGATGTATTGTGGCCGGACGAAATACACTTCGATCCGCGGCAGCGGCAACAGCTTCGTTGAAGCCGTGACCAATCTGATCGTCGCGCTGAAGGCGTATGAAGCCGCTTGCCTGATGCAGTCCGATGTCACGCATATCGAGCGCAATGTTTTGCAGATCGCTGCCCCGGCGGAGGCTGGTGAAAGCGATCTTCCGTTCTAACCCTTTCCTATACCAGCGCCAGGGAGTCGCTGGCATCTTAGCAACCCCACTCCCCAATTCCAACCTCAACAGAAAGAACCTTCAACCATGACAACCTTCAACCCCGCCGACTTCCTCAACCAGACCTTTGATGAAGCCAACTCAACCGTCTCCGTTCCCGTTCCTGAAGGCGAATTCCTCGCCATCGCGGACAAGGTCGATCTGAACACCTGGCAGAAGCGCGACGGTTCCGCCAGCGGCCTCAAGCTCGACATCGTCTGGGACATCCAGGACGCCGAACTCCTCGCCATGCTCGACCGCCCGAAGGCAACTTCTCGCCAGTCGATCATGCTCGACCTCACCGAAACCGGCCAGCTCGATTTCGGCAAGGGCAAGAATGTCCAGCTCGGTCGTCTCCGCGCCGCACTGGATCTCAACGAACCGGGCAAGCCTTTTAGCTTTCCGATGATCACTGGCCGCATGGGTAAGGTGTCGATCAAGCACCGCATCGACGGCGACCAGATCTACTCGGAAGTCAAGGCCGTCGCCCACCCGTAACACCTCCCCAAGGTGCAACCTAGCCGGGGGGAGTTTCGCGCTCCCTCCGGCATTTTTGTGGAAGTCGATTATGCCATTCATCAAACTCTCCGAAATCACCATTTCCCCAAATCGCCAGCGGCAAGACTTCGACCCCGAAGCACTTACCGAGCTGGCTAATTCCATCGCCACACACGGCCTATTGCACGCGCCAGTGTTGCGTATGGGGGACGACGGCCAACGCGTGCTCGTGGCCGGGGAACGCCGGTTGCGGGCGATTGAAACCCTATACATGACCGGGGGGACGTTTACCCATGACGGTCGCTCAGTCCCGCCCGATCACATTCCATTTACCGATCTCGGCGACCTATCCCCAATCGAAGCGGAAGAAGCCGAGCTCGACGAAAACCTCCGCCGGGTCGATCTGACGTGGCAAGAAGTTGCCGCAGCCACCGCCCGTCTGCACGCGCTCCGCTCCCGCCAAGCCGAAGCGATCGGCAAGAAGCAGCTCCAATCCGACACCGCAGCCGAGTTGCACCCCGATCTCAACCCCGCGGCTGCGCAGACAAAAGTCGCCAATGCGCTTGTCCTCTCCCGCAACTTGGAAGACCCGGATGTAGCGAAAGCCAAATCCGCCGCCGAAGCCACCAAGATCATTGCGAAGAAAGAGCAGGCAATCCGCCACGCCAATCTCGCAACGACAGTCGGACGCACCTTCAATTCTTCCATCCACGAGCTGCATCACACCGATTGCATCACTTGGCTCACCACCTGCCCGCACAACACTTTCGATGTCATCCTGACCGACCCGCCTTATGGCATGAACGCGCAAGACTTCGGTGACGGCGCTGGTCGGCTGGTTAACTCCGAACACCACTATGACGACAGCTATCTTGCGTGGCAGAGGCTCGTCCAACAGCTTTGCCCTCTCCTATTCGCCGTTTCCAAGCCCGAAGCCCACGCCTATATCTTCTGCGACATCGACCGTTTCCACGAGCTGAAAGCTGAAATGACCAACGCCGGTTGGTATGTCTTTCGCACGCCAATCATCAACTATAAGCCCAATTCCGGTCGCGTCCCGCTCCCCGACCAAGGCCCACGACGGCAGTATGAAATCTGTCTTTACGCAATCAAGGGCAAGAAGAAGGTCAACGCGATCTACTCCGATGTCATCCCAACCGTGCTGGAAGAAAACCTCACCCACGGCGCGCAGAAGCCAGTTGAGCTTTACGAAAACTTGCTCAAACGCTCCGTCGTCCCCGGCAACATTGTCCTCGATGCTTTCGCGGGCACCGGCACGATCTTTCCCGCTGCGCATAAGTTCCAGTGCAAGGCTGTCGGGCTGGAGATGTCTCCGGAATACTACGGCATCTCCGTAACTCGCCTCAACAGCCTCGACGAAGCTCCTAATCTCCTCTAACCACCTCACAGGGGAAAATTTATGATTATGCCAGACGGCCTGCCCACCAGCCGTATCATGATCGTGCAAGAGTGCCCTGGAGAGCCAGAACACCAAATCGGTCGAGCTCTTCAGGGCCTCAATGGCATTGAATTTAACAAAATGCTTACCGAAGCTGGTATCATGCGGTCGGAGTGCTTTGCCACTTCTGTCATCCGCACGCGCATCTCAATGAACGATATCAACACCCAAATCTGCCACCGCAAGAAAGACGCCACCGATCGCCACTCCCCCTATTTCGACAAGCTCGTAACTCAGGAGTTTCAAGATGGAGCATCCCTCCTCTTCAAAGAAATTGCTCTCGTCAAACCCGACGTTATTATTGCTTTGGGAAATGGGGCATTGTTTGCGCTCACTGGAAAATGGGGAATTAAGCAGTGGCGAGGTAGCCAGCTTCCTTTCTCGACTGGAGACGGCGACAGCGCAGTATCGTGCACTGTTATTCCCACCTACGACCCCGGCTGGATCAAGCGAATGTGGAGTGAGCGGTCAATCGCAGTGCAAGACCTCCGACGGGCAAAAGGGGTTAGGGACACTGGATTTCATCAACCGCTGGATGGCGGACAGAGTAGAAGCCGAAAAGACCCCATTGTTGGGCGGGGATATAATTTCATTCTCCGGCCAAGCGTCGAAACCGTATTGTCTTGTCTGCAAGCGCTCCAACGAACTGTCGAGCTGTCTCCGACGCGATTGTCAGTGGATATTGAAACCCGCGCAGGGCACACCGCTTGCATTGGAATAGCTTGGTCGAAATCCGATGCAATCTGTATTCCGCTGATGTGTGTCGAGAGCCCGGCGGGCTATTGGCTGGAAGAAGAAGAAACCGCGATCAGCTTTGCGCTGTATAAACTCCTCACCCACCCAAATGCCGAAGTTATCGGACAGAATTTCGCCTACGATGCGCAGTATTTCTACCGCCATCTTCACTTCATCCCCAACCTCAAACGCTGCACGATGATCGCTCAGCATACGATGTTCTCCAACCTTCCTAAAGGTCTAGATTACCTGTCGAGCATGTATTGTGACGAGCACATTTACTGGAAAGACGAGTCCAAAAACTGGGATCCAAAAGTCGGGGAAGATCAGCTTTGGGCGTATAACTGCAAAGACTGCGTGATCACTTACGAAGTCGATGAGAAACAGCAAAAGTCCATCGACGAACTTGGCTTGCGGAAAGTCCACGATTTCCAACAAGCTCTTTGGTGGCCAGTTCTTGAGACCATGAACCGCGGTATTCGGGTTGAGCAAGCTGGAAAAGCTCGCCTCGCCCAGGAGCTATTTGCTGCCATTCAAGAACGCGAAGCCTGGATTATCCGTGTCATCGGACGCCCACTGAACCCAAAATCGCCAAAGCAAATGGCAGATTTTTTCTACCGGGAAATGGCGCAGCGACCAGTTATCAACCGCGCGACGGGCAGCCCAACTTGCAACGATGCTGCGCTGACAAAGATCGGGGAGCGGGAGCCGCTATTACTCCCTTTGATCAACGTCATATCCGAATTGCGAAGCCTCGGTGTTTTCCTGTCAACCTTTGTCCAAGCCCCACTCGACATCGACAGCCGGATGCGGTGCTCCTTCAACATCGCCGGGACAGTCACCTACCGCTTTTCGTCATCCAGCAACGCTTTTGACTCCGGCATGAATTTGCAGAATATCCCGAAGGGAGACGATTGAAATGGATATGCCCAACATTCGCAAGCTATTCATTCCCGACCCCGGCTATTCTTTCTTCGACATCGACCTTGACTCCGCCGATCTCCGTATCGTCGTCTGGGAGTCCGATTGCAAAGAAATGAAGGCCATGTTTGCAGAAGGGAAAAAGCCGTATGTCGAAGTCGCCAAAGAATACTACCGAGACCCCTCCATCGACAAGCATCACCCTTCCTATAAAATCTTTAAATCCCTCTGCCACGGAACTAACTACCTCGGCAAAGCCCGCGGCATCGCCCCGCGAGTTGGCCTTGTTGTCGCTGATGTCGAGCGTATCCAAAACTGGTATTTTGGTAAGTTCCCAGAAATCAAGCAATGGCAAGACAATATCATCTCGTCCATCAATCGGCAAAAGTTTATCACAAACGTATTCGGTTATCGCATCAATGCTTTCGACCGGATTGACGACAATCTATATCGAGCCTTCGTCGCCTGGGTGCCGCAGTCCACGGTCGCTTGTCTTATCAACCGAGGTTATTACAACATCTATAAAAATCTCCGCGAAGTGCAGATCCTGCTCCAAGTCCATGACTCTCTGGCTGGGCAGTATGAAACGCATCTCGGAGATTGGGCCACTCGGAGAATTGTTGAAGAATGCTCGGTGCCGCTGCCATATGCCGAACCGCTGATTATTCCGGTCGGCATTTCCAGTAGTAATCTTAGTTGGGGAGATTGCAGGTGAGTAATGAAAAGCATGGGCACACGACAGCGGGTAAATGGTCGCCTGAGTATAACTCTTGGGTAGGGATGAAAGCCCGTTGCGATAATCCTAAACAGAAAAAATGGCATTTATATGGCGGTCGAGGTATTACCTACTGCCAAACATGGACAAATTTTGAAGTTTTTTATGCGGAAATGGGAACCCGTCCAGCCGGTCACACATTGGAGCGCATAGACCGTGACAAAGGGTATAACCGAGAAAATTGTAAATGGGCAACTGCAACAGAGCAAAACTTGAATTTAGGATTACGCTCGGATAATACTTCCGGGTATAAAGGTGTGAGTTGGAAAAAGCAAATCCAACGATGGATCGCTCGTGGGCAGATTGATGGTATTAGCTACCTTCTTTATTGCGGGCCGTCTTTTGACGAGGCAGTAGCGGCGCGCCAAGATTGGGAAGATGGACAAGCAAGCAGGTTTTACTCATGACCCGCCATTTCGACAACTGGATTTCCTCTTTTCTGGATTATTCTTCCTACGGCGAAGCTCCGCGGCATATGTATTTCTGGACAGCAGTTTCTACTATTGCTGGAGCCCTCCGCCGGCGGGTATGGATTGACCAAGCCTATTTTCGGTGGTATCCCAACTTCTACATTGTTATCGTCGCACCTCCAGGCATTGTCTCCAAATCGACCACCGCTGGCATTGGTATGCAACTTCTCCGACGAGTTCCTGACATTCGCTTCGGCCCTGATGTGGTTACATGGCAGGCACTTGTTCAGTCCTTCGCCGAATCAGCAATGACTTTTGAGCTTGGCGGAGAGTATTATCCAATGTCGGCGTTGACGATTGAGTCGTCGGAGTTTGGAAACCTACTTAACCCGCAGGACAAGGAAATGGTAGATCTGCTCGTCTCTCTCTGGGACGGTAAGCAGGGGACATTCGAGAAGAAAACCAAAGCCTCTGGCAATGACGAAATTACCAACCCCTGGATCAACCTAATTGCCTGCACAACCCCTTCGTGGATTGCAGGTAATTTTCCAGAATACATGATCGGCGGGGGGTTTACTTCCCGCTGCCTATTCGTATACGCCGATGCAAAGTCCAAATACGTCGCCTATCCTGGTCTTGAAGTCCCCCGGAACCTCAGTCAGATGTCGCATATGCTGGTCGAAGACTTGACCCGCATCAGCGAGATGGCCGGTGAATATCGCATGACTCCACAAGCCATTGAATGGGGTAAAGCTTGGTATGAAGCCCACTACGCGACGAAAAATCTCGACCTCGATCAAGACCGTTTCGGTGGCTATATTGCCCGCAAGCAAACTCATATCCACAAACTCGCCATGATCCTTGCGGCAGCAGAAAGTTCGGAATTGAAGCTAACCGCAGAACACCTAGCCACCGCCGCAAAGATGGTGACTGACCTCGAACCCGATATGCAGCTGGTTTTCTCCAAAATCGGAAAGGCCGAGGACTCTGTCTACATTGACCGGCTGATTGAATACGTCGTCAAGCGCAAATCTTGTCCGTGGGCTGACGCTTATCGTTTCGTCCACGCACACTTTCCGAAAATCCAAGACTTTGAAGCTATGATTACTGGGGCTATTCGCGCGGAATATCTCGAATTAAAGCAAGAGGCCGGAGGGATGATCCTCCGGCCTGGACGGGGTTTGAAGATTGTCGAAAAGCCGATTTAATCACCTTCATCAATAATCTTCTGCAACTTCGCAAACACAATCTTCTCCTGAACCGCAACTGCCGTGTAAAGTGCCTGCGCGGCTTTTGCTGTATCGGTGTCAGCTTTCTCCACCCCGTCAAGCAGCCCCGCCACGATCTTCGCTGCTTCGACCGCAAACTGCATTTTGTCCGATTGCAGCGCATCAGCCAGCAATCCACCGACACGAATTAAATCTTCCAAATTGATCTTCATTTCACCTCTCCCAAGCACTCAACCCGCGCATTTTTCAAGCGGTCGATTTCGACCTGCGCTTCATCCGCCGATAGCGCCCCGGTGGCGATACGCGAATTGACGGCGGATAAATCCGCCGAATAGGCCCCGCACGCCGCTATACGCGCCGCGTCACCCCCGGAAACGCACCCGGATAGGGCGATTGCCGCCCCGATCACCAGCCAAGTTTTCATACGTCCTTCTCCTCTTGCTTCGACGGTTCCAGATTGCTTCTTGGGCGAAAAGTCCCCAATACGCCAATTAAGCCCGAAACTGCTGTGCCGATGCCAACAGCTTCTACTGGATGGTCATAAACTGCCATAATACAAGCCATACCAATTAGCACCGCAATCACAAGTAAAATAGCGATAAATGCGATGAGGTTAAATTTATCATTCATCAATATGCCCCTGCATCAGCGCCAGTTGCCGGTCGCAGCACGCCCGTGATTGTCCATGGCATCGGCGTCTGTGTGACAATCGACTTGGCTGGCGAGGTCAATTGCAGCGCGTAATCGCCGCCGCCTGCTGTCGGCGTGCCCACATTGTTGCTTGACTGATCGTTGACAAACTGCGCCGACACCGCCGGCCCGACTGCTGCAACGATAGAGTTTAGCCCGAAATACTCCACACGCTGATTGGCGTTGTTGTTGAAGCCGATAAAATTGCCCCGGCTGTTGACGCCCATACCGAAGTTCCAGTTGCCGGTAAAGTCGCCGCCGTTCTGGACAAAGGTGTCAGACTTCCACGGCACGCGGCCCTTCCAGACGCAGCCAATCCATGACCAGTTGCGATGCTGTCGGTTCGTGCCGGCAACGTCATTATAAGCCGCATTGAAGCGCGCGTTATCCTGAAACCCTGCCGACACCACATGCCAGACCAGAAAGTGATTGCTGTTCGATGTTGCGCCATCGGCTTGGAAAGACCAGCGGTTGATTTCGGTCGCGGCGCACTCCTCAAACACCACATTGGCGATGATCGTGCCTGTTGACATGCCCGCCGAGCGCCCGAAAGCCGACTGCGCTGCATCGGTAAAGGTGCCGACGCGCGACGATACCAGAATGAACGGCGTGCCGCCCGCGATGACACGGCAATTCGTAAAGTCGCAGCCCTGCACATTATAGCCCTGAATGTCGGTCGCGTTCAAATTGTCTGACGTGCAGCCGATAAGCGCCGTGACCGGATTGGTGCCGGCGTTAAACCATGCCGAGCCGCTGGCGACGTTCGTGAAGCGCGTGTTGAACGCCTTTGGCCAGATTGCCGGCGAACCGCTGCCCAGGTTGCCAGCAACACCGCCGCCAGCATTCACATCGCAGTCATCGAGATAAACCGCCGCCGACGCGGTAGTGTTCGTGAAGAAGCTGTTCGTTCCGCTGCGGGTTATCGAACAACGCCGGATGATGAAGGTGTTTGCCGCCACGCCGCCGCCTGCCGCGTTCAACACCCGGACATTGAAATTGGCGCGCGAGGCAAAGACATAGCGCGATGAAATGTCGGTGTCCTGCTCGACAATCGGCGCTGCAATAACCATGTCGCGGCTTGTCACGGAACCGATGAACGAAGCCACGCCCTTGGGATGCAGCCGGATGCCATCAACGGCGTTGACGCCATAAAGACTGTTGTTCAAGCTGATTGCGCGCGTGATCGCAACGTCCATCGACGCCGAGGGAGCCGCACGCGCCGCCGCTTCATCTGTGCTGGCAATGCCGCCGCTCACGCCGTCCTCCCAATAGGCATGAACCGGCGCTGCGGCCATGGCGACATGCTTGCGGAAAATCAGCCGGCGCGGCGTGCCGACCGTCGTGCCGTTCGCCGTCGTGTTATAGGTCGTCGTGCCGACGCGAGGGAACACCTCCGCGTTGAGCGAAATCATCCCCGGCGTCGTGCCGAGCGTTTCGCTCAAGGCGGTAATATCCAGGGTCGCCACAAACTCGCCGATGGCAAAGCCAGATCGTGGGAACGTCCGAAGCGTCTGTGTCGAAACCGTCGCCGAAACGCTGCCGCCGTTCGTGTCGGTCGCGGTAAAGCGAACCGCCGCGATACCGTGGATATGGTATGCAGTGCAGCGCGCCGTCAGCGAATCGCCGACAACCGTGCGGTCATACATCGTCCACTCGAAAATCGGCGCGGGGCTTGTTTCTGTGCTGTTGTTCGTCGCCCCCGGCACGCTGTCGGTCGAATAGATGACATGGCTAAGCACCACGCCGGTCGCGGTCGGGCTGGCATTGTTCGGCCATGCTTGGCGGCGGCGAATTGTCGGCCAGATGTTTTGCACCCACGTGCCAGCCGTGCCGGTGCTGTCATAACCCTGCCGCGTTACCGCGATGTTGTAGGCCTCAAGCCCGCTATCGGGAGGCGTGCCGTCCCATGTCGCAAAGCCGCCCAGCGCGTCGATGGCCGTCAACGGCGCAGTCAGCACAGGCGGCGCCCCTCCTCCCGCCTGCACCGTCAGATACGGCACCAGCGGATCGGTCGTCTGCACTCCATACGCCCAAGGCCCGTAACTTTGGATAAGCGAAAAAGGCATACTCTACCTCCAAAGCGCCATGGTGTTCAGACAAGTCCCGACAAGCATAAACAACCAAGGCATAATTAACTGTTCCATAAATTCTGACCCTACTCTTTTCTTTTCGACAGCAATTCCAAAGAAGCCTCCATCCGCGCAATTGCTTTGGAATCCTCCACACTCCGGCGTTCGAGCACCTCCACTCGTCTGCCGGTTTCTTCATTGGTCGTCCAGAGAACAGCTGCTTGCCAGACGAACCCAATCATTGTCAGCACAGTGGAAAACCAAGCCAGGATAATTTGCTTATTTTCTTGGCGACTTTTGTAAAAATCACCTTTTTGACCTTCTTCGTCGTGCATGAATAAAAGGCCTTAAATATTTTTAGTCAAAGGCTTCAGCGTAGACGGTGATGTCAGAAGAAGCGGAAGCGGAAACGCTGTCGGTAGCTGTGCAGCGATAGACGCCTTCCTTGAAAGTGCCGGCGCTTAGCGTTGTAGTGAACGTAGTTGATGCTGACGATTCGCTGTTGACGGTGAAGGTGTCACCAGAAACGTGCGTCCAAGCATAAGAATACCCCGGCGTGCCGCCCGTCGCTGTCGCCGTCGCAGCGGCAGTTGTCACACTGCCCGCGCCAGTGCGAAAGCCCGATGGCGTGCCGCTGATAAACACCGCCAGCCCCGCACTTGCCGACTTACCGAGAAAATCCGCCATCGTAATCGCGCCGCTGGACGGAAAGCCCGGCTTGCCAATGAACGAGCGCAAGCTGATAGGCAACGACAGCCCGAACTCGGTGGCAATCGCTTGCATCGACAGCGGAAAGGACGCTGGCAACGTCACAGCGCGGCCTCCAATGCAGCAATCCGGCTTGCCAACACTTGCACCGCGCCGATCAAGTCCGCGACAATGTTTTGATAAGCCAGCGACTTCAACCCGTCGCCATCGGTATGGACATATTCGCGCCGCACTTCCTCGACCTCTTGCGCGATAAGGCCAATCTGGCGCGAACCGTCGCTGATACGGGTAAAGCGCACCGGACGCATGGCGGTGACAGCCTCAAGCGCGCCAGTCAGCGGCTCAATATCGGCTTTCAAGCGCCGGTCAGAATTGGCGGTGACGTTGCCGGAAAAGACCGCATTGCCAGAGGCGTCGAGCGTCATGACAGTCGCAGTGTTAATCTGCATCCGAAAGCCGGAAAAATCGTTACCGCCTTGCAGGTCGCAGTTGTCGCCAAGCCGAATGACGCCGCCGTTCGTGCTGCCCTTTTGCACCCGCAGCCCGACAGCATCGCTGTAGGAAATGCTGCTGGTGGATGCGCCATATTGTATCTGCCATCCGGCGAAATCGGTGCCACCGAAGAACCAGACGTTGTTACCGAGTTGGACAAGCCCTTGATTGGTGCCGATGTTCCTCACGACCAGTGCAGGCGTAGTGCCCACCGCGGTGTCGGACTGTATCTCAACTTGCCCGGTAAAATCCGGCGCGTTCAGCGGTGCACCGCCAAGAGCTGCTAATCCCGCTGCGGCTGTCGTCTGCCCCGTCCCGCCAGTTGCAATGCTCTCAACCGCACCTGCAGTTTTAAAATCTGAGGTATTATTCAGCGCTGCGGTTCCCAAGCCAAGATTTGTCCGAGCCGTCGCCACACTCGGTAGATCAGAAAGATTACTTACCTTCAGCAAGTAATTTCCCAAAGTCCCAAGCGTTGCCGCATCTGTCGACGCCACTGGAGCGGCCAAATTTGTCCCGCGAAAGCCGCCGAAATTCAAATTTCCCGTCATCGCCGCTTGTCCGTCCCGCACCAGCGTCTTGGACAGTCCATTCGACATCACATCGACCGTGAAGTTATTGTAAGCTGTGGACGAGATCGTTGTCCCTGTTACTGCGGGATAGTCGGGGGCGGGAAGGGGGACAAAAGTGCCTGAGCCGTTGAAGGGCATGAAAGTCTCCTGATATTACCAGGGGGATATAAAATTAAATCCCCGCGGGTTTATTTTTCCTCTGGCGGGCTATTCGTCTGCGACATTCCGATGATCGTTGCCAAGATTGCCGCTTTGCGGCGGGACAATTTCGGCGTCTTGCCAAGTTCGATCAGTGTTTCGATATTTTCCGCTGACGGGTTAGAGAACAATTCATCGAGTTGTCGAAATGTCTTTGCCTGCGTTCGCAACTTCAACCACCGATAAAACTGGTTCCCCGCGTTCAGGCTCAACAACCGCAGCGCTGCCAATCCACGCAACTCGCCAGCAACTTCCGCCAGCTCCCGCATGTTGAGTGAGGTCGGGCGATCCGGCGTCCTTGCATTAGCATTGGCGATTTCCCGCAGGTGGTCAAGCCCCCGGTGCATTGCCTGTCGTTCGGAGATTGGGAGTTTGTTAACATCAGCCACCGCGTCGATTGCAATGCGGAGGGCGTTCATACGGGCAGCGTTTGCCGGTTCGCTGGCGCTGCCCAGCGCTGCGGTTAGCTTCGTGCCGGGCTTTACCGCTGGTCGGCCAGTTGTTTCTTTGCCGAATACTTCCCCCATGAGGTTGTCGAGATAAGACTTAACCGCGGTGCTAAGCGCTGCCGGATCTTTCTGCCCGACGGTGAGCAGGGTCTTCCGCAGCCGCCCGTCCGTTGCATTTGGCGACTCGCCATCTTGCAGCAGCTTGAACACCGCACCGGCAGAAGCCTCCCCATCGGCATATGTCCCTGCTCGCGGGGTCAGTTTGCCAATGTCAGTCTCGTCGTGGATCTTGGCAATGTTCGCCTTCGCCGCTTTATAAGCATCATCTGCTGCCGCATACGCCGGGGTGACTTGGTTGCGGAGTGCCCTCAACGGCGCAATCGCCGCTCCGAGCACACTACCTTCCGAAATATCCGCCGGGCGGGAGTTGAGCTTTGCGCTCGGCAACTGGTGCCGAACGGAGACGATGTAATTCTGCAATTCTTTCGTCGTGCGCAGATCTGCAAAGCCGTCGCGAATGGCCATCAGGTCTTCCACCATCTGCTGATTACCGCGCTGGCCAGCAATCATCGCGTCGATGCGCGAGCGAGCTTCGGCGATGGCAGATGGCGGAAGCTGGTCAATCCCGGCGACTTTTGCAAGGGCGTTTTCGTGAGCTTCGGCGGCGTCGAGCCAATCTTTTTGGGCGCGAAGGATAGTTTCTTCCCCCATACGTCCGACACGACCAGCTTCCCCAGGGCTATAATCCCCCTGCATCGTGCCTGTTCCGCGAGTCACCGGCTGCCGACCTGCCACCAGCGCCCGCACTTCCTGACTCGTCAGTCCGGCATCCAGCAAATCTTGTGCCGAATAACTCGCCCGCGGATCTTTCCCTTCCCGCACCCGGCGGGCAGCCAGCATTGTGCCGTAGTTGCCCAGTTCGTCAATATTGAACCCGGTCGAGTTGGAAACTTCCCGACCAGCCGCAAGCTGATCTCTCCGCTCCGCATCTTTCGCGGCCCGCGTGCGATCGGTAAAATCCTCTTCAATCATCCGCCCGCCACCTTCAGCCGACGTAGCCATATCCTGCCGGCGGGCATCTAGCTCAACACCAGTCGCCGCAGCTTCCCGTTCCGCCGCTGCAATCTGCCGGGCTTTGACTGCTTGCAACTCCGCTTCAAATCCAGCCGTTGCTGCCTTCTGCAAATCCTGCTGCGCGCCAGTCGCTGCTCGACCGACCTGATTGGCGACGGTCTGCTTGGTAACAATATCCCCCGGCAGCGCGGCAACTGTTTCGTTCGCCAGGGTTTGGATTTCCGGCCCTTGCTTGCGAATGTTCTGGGCGACCTTATCCGCTCCGCCAGACTGCATCAGGTTGGTTTGGAGATCGGTCAGCGGGTTGCCCGGCCCGCTGTAAGGATCAAGGGTGTTCAGCGACACACCAGACGCACGAGCCTCGCGGGCAGCAGCGCCCGATGCGCGAAGCGACTCAACCATATCATCCGACACCGTCCCTGCCAGCGTATCCCGCAGCGGTCGTGGGCCAAGTTCCGACAGCCCGGCCATGCCAAGTCCACCAGCCAGCCCGCCAGCAATCATCGCCGGAGCCTGCATCGACGATCCGGCAGTTCCTTCTCCCGCAGCCTGCGCGCTTGTCCCCGCCGTTCCGCCGATTATTGCTTCTCGAAGAAACCGTCCAGTTCCACTGGCTTTACCAAATACCCCACCGCCAAGCGCCCCTCGCACTCCCGCGTCAAGCACCCGCTCGCCAGCTGTCTCCGGCTTCGACGCACCGATTGCGTCAGCAAAGTAATTTGTGATCTTTTCATTCGCTGCATTATCTTTCGCGTTCGGGGCGAGCAGATCCATCAGGCCAAGCGGATCGCCTTGAAAGGTATTCTTCGCCAACATCCCGACATCACCAAGCCCGCGGGCGAGGGAACCAGCCATGAACAGGCCGGACTTTTTGGCGTTTTCCCCAGTCGTTGGCTGGCGCAGAGTATCGCCGTCCTGCGTTAAATCACCAGTCGGATCGGACGCCGGGAAGTCCGAAGGCGGAACGTCAACCGCCTCAACCTCCGGAATACTCCGATAAATCTCCGCCAGCCGCGCGGCTGCTTCTACATCCCCCGCAGCATCAGCTGCTTTGAGCGCGGCGAATACTTCTGCTTTGTTTGGATTAGCCATCAGCGGGGCCGATACTTATCGAGAAGGGCTTGGTCGGCGGGAGATAGGTCAGGCGTAACAGCCCCCATTGTCCCTGTATCATCCAGCACTTCAAAAGTTCCGATTGCATTTGCAACTTCCGGAACCCGTGCGTATTGCTGCTGATACCGTTTGACCTTACCATTATGCCGAGCGACTACTCGTGCACCATCGGATTTTGCAGCCCGCAGCGCCCGCTGCATTTCGCCAAGCGTCAGCGACAGATCCCCCGCCGTCATACGCTGAGCTGTCTTAACATCGGTGTCTGATGCCGGGCGAAGAGCCTGCAAGATCGGAAACAGCAGCTGACCAGTTTCGCGCAGATACGTCTGGCTGTTGGTAATCCGCTCATTGGTATCCTTGCCCGTAATGCCAAGCAACTGCCCTGCGCGGGCAGCGTCAAGTCGCAAGTTGGCCCCAAATCCGTTAATCAGCCCCTTCGACAAAGCCGCATCCGCTCGGTTCAGCGCTGGGCGACCTTGCACATAAGTCTCCGCCGCAGTCTGCCCTGCCGACAACCCGTCGATCTGCGCCTTTGGAATTGCCTTACCCAGCGCATCCATTGTCGAGACGTCAAACTTCGTCGCAATGTTTGTCGTCGGGCGGCCAGCGGCGGCAATGGCCGACTTACTGGAAACAGCCATGGGATTGACTTCAAAGTTACCCATGACCTGCCCGAGAGCCGGCGTTCCCCGAATGACCGGAGCGGTTGGATCTTGCGGCCCCTGCACAACAGGCATACCAGTCAGCTTTTCCGTGAACACCCCGTTCGTGTTTTCCAGGTCCTTTGCTTCAATCCCCGGAAGCTGGCGCAAACTGCCATCGCCAAACCGCTGAACCGAAATCACCTTCGTCGGGTCGTTTGGGTCGCGAATGCTGACAACATCTTTGACCTGCGAACCGCCCTTCAGCTTTTCGCCATAAGCGTCCATATACGGCTTTGCCAGCGCGGCAATCATCGGGTCGTTGGTGCTGGCAATGGCGTTGATAATCGCAGAATAGTCCGGCGCAGCCGTCGTCCCATCTGCCCCAGGTGCTGGACTTGCAGCCGCTTGGAATCGTTCAACAGCTGCTTGGCGATCAGCCATCCGCTGCTGATTAACCCCCCGTTCCATTTCATCCGCCGACTTCCGCCCAGATTTTGCGATGAGTGCCTGTGCGATCTTTGCAAACGGGGTAATGTAAGACTGCTGTCCATTGTCAACCGTCAGCGACTGCTTCTGCAGCGCTTCCGCAATTTCCCGCTTCCGCGCGATCTCGCCAAGCTGCTGTTCATACCCTGTGGGGATATACGCCCCCGCGACTTGCGTGACCATCTTTTATTTCCCCGCAAACGCTGCGCCGACAGAACCAAGCCCGCCCATCAGCGCGTTCCATGGCCCCATTTGGGCTTCGAATTGTTTCAGCTGCGCGTTATACTGGTCATTCGTTGCCGAGTAAACCGGCGCTGCCGCAACCGCCGCTGTCGAGCTCCCTTGGAAATTCGGCATTTGCGTTTGGTTCCCCGTTCGCAAAGCATTGAGGGTGTTAAGTGGCTGGTCGCGGAAGAATGATTGTTCCTGGATGCCTTGCTGACGGGAGGTATTTGCGAAGCTTCCAGCGTTGATGTCCATACCTTGACGCGCCTGTGCCGCCATGATTGCTTTCACAATCGCGTCGTTTTTGAAATTTCCTGCGTTGAGATCCATACCCTGCAGCCGGGACTGCTCTTGCCCGCCAGCCAAAAACGCGCCGATTTCCGCGTCATTCCGGCCCTGGTTGAATTGCTGGTATTCGTTGTTGAACGCCTCTCCACCAGCCCGCAGACCCTGATTGGCAAGAGTATTCCGCAAGCTATTCTCTCGCCGCTCCATTTCCGGCCGCATACGCTCTAACAGCGCTTGTGTTACCCGATCGCGGTCGGCGGAATAGTCATCTGCTCCGGTAATTGTCTGCTGAAACTCTGGAGCCGGCCCCTGCGCACCAGCAACCGTATTCACCCGCCCAGCAAGGCTGGAAGTGTCAAACGGCTTGTTTGCTGTATTTCCAACGTAATCAATCCCACCGATCGCAACGTCATTCAACGCGCTGGCAATTTGATTGTTCTGGTCATACAGCTTTTGCTGATCTGGTGAGAGTGTTGTTGTTGCTGTTTGCCGTGGAATGACCGTTCCGTCCGGCAGCGTATAACTCCCCGTGTCCTCATACGAAATCGTCCCTTGCGGCGTGATCTGATTGATCCGCCCGAGAGTATTCGTCGCAATCGCAGAGTTGAGATTAGCCGTCCCTTGCTCGCGGGCTGCGCCGGCGTAATCAGGAGCTTCAGGTGCTTTGGGTTTTCCCACTTGAGTCAATCCTCTTCAAATCCAGCCACCGGCATTTTTCCCTGCCCATCCGATAGAGCAGCAAATCCCCGCCGGGGGAACAGTCTTTGAGGGTCGCCTCAATATTAAAGCCGATGTGTTCAATAAACCGTCGGCAAGCTAGGTTGGTCGACTCGACCGGGGAAATAATTACCTTCGCACCTAGCTGAACGAAGGGATAATAGAATGAAAACCAAAGAAACTCTTTATTCAGCCAGCGCTTTCCGTCTCCGGCACAGTGCATCATAATCGACACACCGTTAAAAGCCTCAAACCCCGAAACCGCAACAATCTGCTCGCCGTCCCAAAGTCCAATATACTTCATTTTCCCGGAAACATACTCTCCATCTGTTCGAGTTGCCAACCAAACACCAAGTAATTTCTGGCAATCGGTAACAACAACCTTCACAAAATTCCGCCAGCTTTCACAACAAAATCTGTTGATGCCCATGTGAAAATAGCACTGCTGGTCTGCACGCGCAAGCGCAAAGATTGAAAGTAGCCGGGTTCGTTGTTGGCGTGCAGCCACAAGGATTGATACTGCTCTGGAGCACCTGACCAGACAGACACATCCCAAGTTCCGGTATCCCACAGTGCACTATTCGCGGTGCCGATGGTGACTTCGCTGAAGATCGGTGCGGTCTGGAAGTCGGTGTTGAAGCGAACATTCAGCGCGACTTGCCCGTTCAGCCCAATGTTTGGACGGACGAGCTCAATTTTCTTATTCCCATTCACCCCGAATTTGTTGAAAGCAGCTTGCACTTCCGCGGAGATCGCTAAACCGCTGTCACTCGTTCCAACCCAAGCCTGGCAAACCTTCCCCGCAGTTCCGAAGAACAACTTATTGTTGAAAATCTCCCAACAATTCGCGTTCCAGTTCAAAAATCGAGTCCAGGCTTTTGTAATCGTATTCATGCAATATTGATATTGAAGAGTGTTGGTGGTGACCGGGATATTCAGCAGTAGCGCATTTTCCGTCGGATAGACAATTCCTTGCCAGCCAAAATTATTCCCATACAGCGCAGCCGACTCGGAAATCACCTTCTGGATTTTCTGGCTCAGCGCACGATCTCGCCCGATGATTGCAGACTGCAAAATCTTCGAAAATTCCACAACACCGGACTGGCTCATGTAAATCAGATCGCCACCATACTTGACAAAGCACTTCGGTCCGACCGGAGCGCCGAGAAAATACGTGCCGACAAGCTCCCAATTCGCCGCTACCGCCGGATCAGTCCCGCGGTAGACCGCCGCTTCCCCTTCCGAAGTCACTGTTACTTGATAATCATCTGACCCATTTCCGCCGTCGATTGTCCAACTGGCTTGAGCCATCAGATAGCCACCAAGTCGGAAAATCCCGCCCATTGGGAAAGTAATAAGCGCTCCGCCGATCGCGTCGGTTGCCAAATAGTAAGCATTAAGTGAGTTTTTCCGCAGGAACCAAACCCGGCGCTTGTGTTGGCTGACGAACGAAAGTTCTGTTGTTGCAACTCCGGTAATCGCGGGAGTGCTAGTGCCATCAATGTTTGTCCAGGTCGCTCCATCATACAGTTTAAGCTTATCAACCCCATTTACTGCGATCAGATACGACCCGCCGGTATTGGTGAAGTTGATATACTCAAACCGAGCGTTGGTGATTGTGCTGGCCGATGCGCCAACTGCACCTGGCGAAGTGGCGTTGTAAATTCCCGTTCCTGCCGCTGCCCAAAGCGAACGGGTCAGGCCGTTATAGGCCATTAAACTTTCAACATTCCCGGTAATTGCTGTCGCGTGATCAGCGCTGCCTTTCCGAATTTCCAGCTGTTCCGTGCTTGGCCAGAAATTGTCAATCACCACGCAGTCCAGCGGAGGCATGGCGGCAAGTGCTGCTGTTGTATTCCAGCCGCCGATCGGGGCTGCAAGTGTCGTGACTTCCGAAGTCGCTTCATCTCGCGGGGAAAATACTTCCCCGCGACGCTTCGGATTTCCCAAAGTCCTGCCCATCAGACATTCCAATTACCAGAGGGAACCCAAATACCGGGGCGGATATTAAAGTCATTTCCGGTGCCGAGGCTCATCACTCGACGAGGCTTGCTATTGGAAATGATGTTGTTCAGCTGCCCGCGGTAGGCAGTTTCATCGGCCTGATACGGCAGGCCTTTGATCTGCTTCCAGCGATACGACAACCCGCGCTGCATTAACGCTTCCGGCAGCACCGGCACATCATCATCAGCGGTGAAGTATTGCTTCGTCGTTCCCGCCGCTGCCCGCACACCATGGCTGCTGGCATATTCAAACGCGATCAGAGAAAGCGGAGCGGCAGGCACTGGATTGATCAAAAACCGATCGCCGCGCACACGAAACTTATAAAACGGCCCTGGATTGGGGATGGCTTTCAACGCTTGCCATTCGTCATCTTCGACCGGGCCAAACAGCGGGCGGCGAAGAGTGCGGTCGAAAAATGTCTGGTTGTGGAAAAACAAGAAGCCATCCGGCGCGAGGTCGGTGACAGCTCCTTGATCTTCCTGCGCGATGCAAGTCCAAAGCGCTTCTTTCGTGAACGCTTGATACTTGCTATCCTGCAAAATCTCATCCAGCAGCTCGTTCAAAATACCCAAATACTGGAGCACAGTCTGATCTTGACTGCTCACGACAATATTCGGCTGGGTCATGCCGTTGACGAGGCAAAACCTTTGAACGAGCGTCAGGAGAGACATTTACTTTCCTTTTTGCAAATCCAAGACGGCCTTTTCCAGCGTCTTGAGCTTTTCCTGCTGCTCGGCGACTTGGGCCTTGAGCGTTTCGTTTTCCGTGCGGAGGGCGGAAGTGACTTCCGAAACCTGCCCGACATTTGCCGCGGCTTCGATGTAGTCCTTCGCCCGCTGGATCAGTGCCCGCGCGCCCATGCCGATCATCATGATGGCGCTTTCATTGGCATTGGCCAAATCTTCCACCGTGAGGATATTTGCCTCGGTGATGGCCTTGACCTGCGATGGCGACAGCACCGGCCAGGTGCGGATCGGCGTGCCGTTTTCGGGGATGGACTGACCTTTCTGCCAATCGGCATAAATGCCTTCATAGGCGCGGAGCCACTCGGCAGGAAAGCGGCCCTCATTGACCTGCTGGCGGAGATACGGGAACCATTCGGAGACAACCCGCTCGATCTTATCTTTCGACCCCTGCGGGGTGATGATGGCATAGTCAAGGTCTTTTGCCACATACTTCCCTTCGGCAATCGAAGCATCACGATCTTCGATTGCGCGGGTTTCGAAGGTGACGTAGGCGGGGCGGTCGGCAGCGGCTTGCATTGGTGGGTTTCCTTTACTGTTGCGGAGAAAACCCGCGGGGATATTTTTCGGTATCCCCGCGGGCAATCAGTTATTCAGCCGACGCTTCCTCATCCGGCTGTTCGACTTCCAGCTCACCCCGATCGGCGGCCAGAACCCGTTCGACGTAAGCATCCGGTTCGGGATGCCCATTGGCAACCGCGATTGCGCGCAGCAGCCGGGTGTCGAGATCAGGCTTTGTTTCAGTCGGCTTGAGTGCCATTGTAACTTCTCCTTACGTGATGGCGCCCTGCGCAAAGGGCCGGTTGAGGTGGGCGACGTTGAAAAACACCGTGCCGTTGTTGTAAGTCGCAGTGACCGACCCATTGACCGCGGCAGTGGTGTTGGCTGACAGTGTGACGACACGACCGCTGGGGTTGATGTCCGTTACGACAGTCGCCACAGCAATACCAGTGCCCGACAAAAACGCGCCGATGAACCAGCCGTCCGAGTTGGGGACAAGCAGCTGATTGCTGGCGGCATTGGCGGTGCAATTGGCCTTGACCACCGTGGTCGTGGCCGGAGCCATGATGCGGGCGTTCAAGATCTGCTTGCCGGCCGAGTTGGCGCCGATCTGACCAGCCCCGGTGATGCCGAAGGTTGTGTCAGCGGCAACCGAAGCCGTCGAACGAACCGGGCAAAGACCGCCGACCTGAACCCAGAAGAACTGACCAGCAGCTGCTGAAGTGCAGGCAACGCCGACCGTTCGGCCGAGGTTTGCGGTATTGGGGACTTCCGTTGCGTTGTAACGGTAAGTATTGATATCGAACACCGGCGTCAGCACAACCAGCGCGCCCATGTTGATGGTACCGTTGGCGCGGCAGTAGATAAACTCGCCAGCGCCCCACCAGTTATCCACCGCCGCAAGCAGCATCCCCGACTGCATCCGAGCAACGTTATCCGGCAGGCCGTAAAACGCGATCTGCTGTGTGCCGACAATCTGGTCGACAGGTGCGAAATTTGGCATCGAACTTACTCCTTTCCGGCCGATTAGGCCTTTGCCACGGCCTGAAGCCGGCGATTGCTGGTGACCATGTTGCCCATCCAGAGGATGGGAATGACCGTCGCATCCTGATTGTAGGGCTTCATATCTTCCTGGACGGTCAGGTCGGCATCACGATGGACGACCAACTCGATATAATCCGTGTTCAGGAAATACATATGCGCCGCCGGAATACCGCTGCCACCGTCGAACATGACATCGGCAGTTTTGTATTTCAGCGACGTGAAACCGCCCTTGGCTTCGCCAGCGGTCGTGTAGCGCTTGATCGAAACCTGGCTGGTTTCGTAGAACGAGAACCAGTCGTTCGACGAGATAATCAGATCCGGCTTATCGTCGCCACGAACCTGGTTGAGCCACAGCGGCAGCATGATCGAGTTTTCGATCGTGGTTGCCGAAACGGTAACTGCGCCGCCTCCCTGGATGGGGGCTGCCGCTGACTGCACGGCGTTCTGCCAGAAAGGCCAAGCCGAAGAGTCGATGCCACCGATCGTGCCGGTGCCGTTGTCGGCCACCAGTGCCTGCAGCCCGCCGATCTGATTGGGCAGCGTGCCATCGCCGTAGAGGTCGAATGAGAAGTTGTTCTTGAACGTGCGCATCGCGTTCTTGATGCGAGCCTTGGCCAGCGAGACGATCTTGTTGTCGCCGGAGTTGACACGCATTTCCAAGCCCGAAGCGACGACATTCAGGGCGATCTGACGCCACTGAAATTCGACCGCCGTGATGACATCGGACTGCGAGATGTTCAGCACATCATAACCCGAGTAGCGCTGATACGTGCCGTTTTCGGCGTAGTCCAGCGGCTGGGTGATGGTGAGACCGCCATCTTCCTTCCGTGTCTGGCCCTTCTCGACCATGCGGGCGTAAAGCGCGTTGTTGCGCGATACGTTGTCCTTGACATCCTTGGCGTGGTTGCGCCAGGTGGTGGAGACGAGCTCCGTGAAAATTGAACTTGGGGTTGCCACTTTCTTCTCCTATTGGTCAGCTCGCTGCGCGCAGTCGAGCCATGGTTTCATTGAGAGTGTCGTCAATGCTTCCAACAGGGGTCGTTCCACCCGCTGATTTCATGCTTGTGCGGACGTTGACGGCAGACGCCGCTTTGGCAGCTTGCAGTTTTGCTGCGTTAGCCTGGGCGATTTTCTCAGCCGCTTCCGTTTGTCGACGGGTCAGCTCCAGTTCTCGCGTCTCAGGGTTCAGCATGACTGCTTGCTGGTAGGCATCGGCAAGGTCTTTCGCAATCCCGCTCTGTAGGAGGCTTGGGATTAGGTGAGAGACTTTGTCGAAGTGAGGATTTGCTGGGTCGGAGGCGAATTCGGTGATCTGGCGGCCGATGGCCTCGCGGGCAGAGTTTGCTTCCCGCGCCGCGAGCATTTCGCGTTCGCGCTTCAACTCGGCCAATTCGTCCTGAACCGATTTAAGCGCCGGGTCGATATAGGGAGCGGGGGAAAATTGATCTGCCACTTCGTCCGGGTCGATGCCATACCCCTGCATCAAATTCTTGACGATTGAGATTTTCTGCTCTTTCGTCCCACGGGCAAGGGTGTAATGATTGGCGGCGAAGGCTTTGAACAGCTCAACCGGGTTGATGTTTTCTGCCGCCAACGCCGCGCGATACGGCTCGACAACCGAATCATAGGCTTTGCCGATTGCAGCACTCTCCTTATACTGCTCGATCCCCTTGAAAAAATCCTGCTCCCGCTTGTGGATTTCCGCTTTGACCTTTGGCGGAATTGTCGCCCATTCGGCAATGGCTTCCTTTGTCCAGGTTTTCGGCGGCTCGTCGTTTGGAGCTGCCGGCGTGTTTTCCGCGACTGTCTCCGCAGCAGCCTCGCTTTCACCTTCCGGCAGCTCCACCGCCGACTCGGCTTCATCATCGGCTGTTTCCAGAGCGGGAGCAGCTTCACCTTTCCCCGCACCACCAAACAGATCGAGAGAAACTGCTTCCACACCAGCGTCGATGTCGAAGTCAAAGTCGTCGGTATTCTTATCTTCAATCTCGGCCATATTGATTACCTTCTTTCCACGGAGACATCGAGACCGGAAAGTAGCTCATTTGCAAGCTTTTCTTTCTTGTCCGACGGGAGGGCTTCGTATTGCTTTTCGACAGTCGTCTCGATTTGGCGGTCGAAATCTGCTTCAAGCTTTTCTCGGTATTTGTGCGCCGCTTCTGTCTCACCCGGTTCAAGAAGGCGGGAGTCGGTGCGCTTGAGGTTCTCCTCGTGTTGCCTGCGTCCGGAAATCCATTTTCCTGTTACCGGGCAGTTATACCCCGCGTAGTCAACGGAAATCCTGGTTGCAGTAATGACACGATCGGCCATCGCCCCGCAAGCACAATCTTGCGGCTTAGCACTATCGGCCATCGGGGCAAAACGATCGAAAATAAATCCGCTGCTTAAGCACTTATATGAGTAGAGCGGCATCGCGGTTCCTTTTCTTCAGCAGCTTTTTTGCAGCTCTGCGTTCGAGTTTTCTAACTATAAAAGCGGGATCATTTTTCCAGCCCGGATGCCTTTCAGCGCGATCGCGCATATTGTCAGCTTGCGTTCCCCAGTAAAGATGTTTCGGGTTGACGCAAGATTTATTATCGCATTTATGAAGTATAAATAAGCCACCTTGACGCAATTCCCCCTGCAAAAGAAGCATAAACTCCGTCGCTATCCAATAACGACCCTCAAACCAAAATTGACCATAACCACTTACTTGCGTGCCGCCTACCCAAGGCCAGCATTCTTCTGAGGAGCCTTTTTGAACTTTTGCCCAAAATCTAACTACATCACGCTGTAACATCAGGCGGCGACCTTTTCCTTTGACCTGGCAGTGGCTGCGGCCATTTTCAAGCTGTGATTATGGGATGCAAATTGAGCTTTCTGCGCCATTTCCTGACCCTGCAAGACGATTTCCTGCTTACGGAGTTCAAGCTCCTGGCGTTTGATGTCGAATTCCAGTTGCATTTCCTGCATACGAATGTTGGCTTCGGCTTGGGCAAGTTGGAACTCCAGCCGCATCTTCTCAATTTCAGATTTCTGTTTCGCGGCTTCCCATTCCAATTTCTGTTTTTCCGATGCAACTTTTGCTTCCGCTGCCGGGTCAGCCTGGGGCTGCGGAGCCCGCATCTTCATCAGCTCATCTTCCAACTGGCTGCCAAAAGTGTATCGACGAGAGACGGCGAGCATCATCTGCTGCGCAACTTCAAACGGCAGCACCCCGCGCTCAATCAACGGAGCGACGCCGTTGAGGAATTGACTCAAGGAATTAAGCAACTCGGAAATGTCCCGCTTATCCTGCGTCGCTTCGACATCGACAGTCGAATTGGTTTCGATGTCCACGCGGTAACTGCGGGCAACTTCATTTTTCAGCAGGCCAAGAACCTCTTCCCAAGTCGGCTTACCCATCATTTCGATAATTTCCGGCGGGGGAGGGGGTGGCGGGGGAAGTTGCTGACCGGTTGCCGCGGCTTGCTGCGCAGCCATCTTCATCTGCTGAACCTGCGCCTGCACTTGCTGCTTTTCCGCCGCGGTCGGCAGTTGCAATCCGGTCATCTGCTTGATCGTTTCCGGCGAGAACTGCTGCACCGCGATCTCCAGCATGATACGGAGGGAGTCCCGGCAATACCGTTGAGCCTCCTTCTGCATCTTTTTCAGTCGGAGAGTCCCCCACTGGTTTTTGATGTTCTGCGCGGTCGCGGTTTCGCTGGCGACGGAGTTCCCGCGGAGAATGTCAGAGACGCCGGTGATTTCGTAGATGACCTGCTTGCACTGTTCGCGCTGGAGGTAGAGCGCCTGCACCACCTGCGCCAC